CCCCGATAGATCCTCTCGAGGACTGGCTGCGAGGTCTGGAGTGGGACGGGCAGTCTCGCATTGCCCAATTCATGCCTGCCTACATGGGCGCGGACAACACGCCTTACACTAGGGCTGTGGGATTGTACATGTGGTCGGCCCTGGCCGGGCGGGTGTTGGAGCCGGGGTGCCAAGCGGACATGGTGCCGATCTTTGTGTCGGAGCAACAGGGCACGACCAAATCATCGGCGGTTGCGGCGATCGCGCCGCATCGAGATTTTGCAGCGCTCCTGGACTTATCCGAGCGGGATGCGGACCTGTCCCGGCGGATGCGTGGGAAGGTCATCGCAGAATTGGTGGAGCTGCGCGGGATGGCAGCCAGGGACATGGCCGCGCTCCGGGCATTTATTACGGCGCGGAGTGACTCGTGGGTGCCCAAGTATCAGGAGTTGGCGGTCACCGTCAAGCGCCGATACTTGATGGTCGGCACAACCAACAGCACGGACTTTTTGGCCGATGACACTGGCTCGCGCCGATGGTTGCCGGTGGACATCACCCAAGGAGACACGATCATGATCGAGCGTGATCGGGATCAGCTTTGGGCTGAGGGTAGGACGTTGTTCCAGGCGAGCGGCATCGCCTGGCAGGACGCCGAGAGGCTAGCCAAGGACGTGCATCAATACTACCACGCGCATGACGATTGGCAGACCGCCGTGCAGCGGTTCCTGTTATCCGAACGGCTGGACGGTGGGATCTGGGGTGAGACAATGTTCGAGTCTCATGATGTTTTACTCCACGGGATCGGTATCCGGACGGCGGACATGAATCGAGTCCATCAGGTCCGGGTAGGGAGGATCCTGCGACATCTGGGGTATTACGACAAGATTGGCAAAGAGAAGATCTTGGGGCGGCGGACATCAGTCAGGAGGTGGCGGCGAAAATTAGTTGAAGTGAGTGGGGATGATGAAGACTGAGAGGCAGAGGAAAAGCCCAGACCGAATGGCCTGGGCTTTTTGGTGTTATCTCGTCAAATTTTCCGTTCGTTCCACCTATCTTCTCGCAATCATAATCCCCATTATGAATGCAAGTGCCATTAACGAGCATTACCAATACGTGTAACCATCTTTGCCTATGACCATTTCAATCACCCAACCCAACCCAGAAACCCGCTCACCGCTAACGTAAACAGGGTTCCACTTATGAGCCTTTCAAGATTTGTCATGGTTGTGTCCTTTTGACTTGATGTTTCTGTTGTTTATTGCCGCTACTTTCTTGGCTAGTCACTGTCGCCAATTTGGTAAGCGCCAGGATTATTTCGTGCTGGTCCCGCACATTGGTTTTCCGGAGGCGTCTGTTCGCGGGGTGCTGCTGTTCTGGGTGATGAGGAATGTGGTTGCTGTCAGGCACGTCTAATCAGGGTGATCAGTTGCATTTGGCGCTGTTCGGCGCGGACTCTCGCCCAATAGTCAGAAAACCCCGCCCTGGCGTCCCTGTCATGCCCGCTCTCAGGCTCTGTGGGTTGGCCACACCTGATGCAGGTTGGACCTGCCGATGGTCTCTGGGGGGACCTACAGACGCGATTGGTGCAGATGTTCATGCTATTCATCCCTAAGTTAGAGGTGCCACTAAATCCAAGATCGTGGCATCGGGTAAAGATGCAAGGTGATCACAAGCGGCCACGAGTATCCGGGATCGTGGAACGCCAGCCAACCCCTGGATGCGGTCCAAAGCGTCAAGCTGGTCGCCCCGGAAGTTTGCACCAATGAAATGCCGAGATTGGCGGTAGCGGCGCATGTATGTGGCCTTTTTACGGCGGGCCTTGGGTGTGGTCTGGTCAGGTTGGTCATCCATCTGTAGCTCTCCTCGGTTATGTGTAGTTAGAGGTTATAGTTTATGCTAGGGTTGGTATTACATGTTACTAGCAATCCATTTTACACGTAATACGTCAAGAGTCAGGGCTTTTTTATGTGTAAACACCATTTTTAGTGGTTTTTGTCTAAGGATGTGGTCACAGTTTAGCAAAAAAGTTTACATCTTAGACAGAGTTCTTAGACACATTTTCAGCTGCAAGTGTTTGAAAACACCGGGAACATGTAACCCATTTATCTATTTGTCTAATATTCTAAGATTAAATATGAAAAGAATAACGCGACCATACAACGGTATGTTGACGTATATGTGTTAGTATGTGCTAACATATATCACATCCCCTATAGGGAAAGTTAGTTTGAAAGATCTTAGACAATAGACAAACCGAGATATGACTTTTTTTCCTTAGTGAAAACAGACATTTACAGCTTAAAAACTGTCTAAGAAGTGTGTCTAACAAGTACTATGTTCATTCGCATTAGACCTAAAACAACTAAAAAAGGGCCATTTTTGACCTGTTTTTGGCTGTTTTGTCTAAGATGTAAACGGAGATCTTAGACAACTCCTTAGACAAAATAGCCAAAAACGAGTGGAGAAGGGTGAAAACGCGCTCCCGAGCGTAGCCAACCCCGGTATTTTGTGTTAGATGTAGGTGATAACTACTACCATTTACCGATAAATGGTAGCAGTTATCGTTTGCATTGGGGTAGTTACTCGTAGTAGGCTATGACGGCTTGGATCATTACCGTTTGGTCCAGCCATTCGTTGTTGTTGTCGAAGTGGTGATATGCTTCGGCGACAATCGCGGGTAAGAGTTTCAGACTCTTACATGCAACCATACGGTTGAGGTGGACCATTATCTCCTCTCTCAGGTTGACGTTTGAGGGTGTATCGTTAAGTACGTATACACTTTTGACGTCGGTTATCAGGGCGTCCATTCGCTCTTGCATCCTCACACATTCGGATTCCAGTATCTCAATCCGCTCTTTGTCCGTAAAACCGGCGCATTGCCCGGCTTTATAATCTTGCCAGTTGTACGACATGTGAAGACTCATTGGTTTATCCCCCTTTCAGGTGTGTAAGCTTGCATAGCATAGTCCACGTTGAGCTGGTTTCTGGTGGCTTCCAGGTTAGCAATTGCTATTTTTGCTGCTGCTTCGGTCAATTGCGCGAAAATTCGATCCACTACGCCACATTTTTCCGTCATTTTACTCATTTCACCTTCTCCCGTTCGTTGTGCCCGGCCTGCACCGGGATTGTGGTTTAGAATCCGTGCCCTGTTTGTAAATCAAATTACAATCAGCCCTCTGGTGGCGTCATAATCAGCTTGCATGGCCAACAGACTACCTGTATCTCATGCTTGCCCGTGACCTTTTCCTCGCATGATGGGCATGTGTACGTGCAACGGTCTTGTTTGCCGGCTGTTGGCTTTTTCTTAGCTTCAACGCCCGATAACGTGAAGGTGTAGGGTACAGACCAACCAAAATTGATCAGATCTTGATAGACCACGTTAAACATACCACCTTCATCCGGGATCTTGTGGGTTGCAGCTTGCCCGGTTTTCTTGCCGTTCGGTTTACCCTTGGTTATGCCGATAGGGATTAGTCCGACTTCTTCCATCTTCGCTGCCCAGCGAGCAGTGTGGTAGTTGGACCGTGGCTCATGCCCGCTCTCTTCACATTCCCATTGATGACACATTTCATGGAGCATTGTCGAGAGTAGCTCACGATCCGTTCGGGGCCCACCTATAAACTCTCGTATGAGCGCGATTTCGCTCGTCACCTCGACGCCGTTGGTCCATGTCCGGCGATGGTAGTATCCAACGCATTTTTGCGCACCAACCGGGTTGCTGATCGTGATCAACGGGCATTGCAGCTCGCCTTGGAATATGGCGGTGTTGAGTTGGCGGTATGCTTGGTATAGTGCATCGTACTGCTTTTTAGTGTCGTCCATGTTTTGGTCCCTTTGGTTCGTGTTGTCTGTCAGGTTGGTGTTGGCATTCGGCGTTAGAGGCTCTTTCCCATTGTCTCTACCCCTTGTCCCTTGTCTCATCCAACTTGGTACCCATCCTATACCTTATGCGTAACCCTGTCAACAGCTAATTTGCATGTTACGCATAATTTCTTAAAAAGGCGCATTATCCAATGTTTTCAGGGGTTTACGGTCATTTTGTAAGTCGATTTACAAAATAGGTAACGGGTAACGGGTAACAGGTAACAGGTAATGTGTAACGTGTAGCGCGTAACAGGCAATGGGCAATGGGCAATGGGCAATGGGCAATGGGCAATGGGTAATGCGTGTGTGAGTGGCCGCTTACGTAAAATTTTGTGTATGTGAGTGACCACTGACATTTGTGTATGTGAGTAGCCACTGACCTTTGGGGGGTGTGCCCTCGTGCCCTTGGGACTTGGCTTCCAGAAACGGTGGCACCCACATGCCTCCCCCCAAAAAATAAAAAATAAAAATTAAACTACACATAAATAATTACACGTAGCAAATCATACACGTAAACGCAATTACACATAGTAACTGCTACAAGTAACGGCTTGAACCCGTGCAACCAAATGTTAAACATGCGTTGACAGTGCCAAACACCGCTGGTACATTCGCCATGCATGAACAACGGGAGGTGACCATGGATTTCTCATTGCAGAGGTTTGAGTTCTTTTGCTCGCAGTTACGAGTGGACACGAAGGAGAAAGGGCGTGTCCCCCTCCGGTGGTTGGGAACCCAACGGTATCTCATGGAAGAGATAGCAAAGGGGATGGAGCAGGACATCCACACGTTCTTCATACTCAAGGGCAGGCAGGTGGGTATCAGCACTGTCACCCTTGCCCTAGATCTGTACTGGTTATTCAAGAACCCTGGCCTCCAAGGCGGGGTGATCACGGACACGGACGAGAACCGGGAACTTTTCCGCTCGTACCTGACGCAGTACATGGAATCGCTCCCCGCCAAGTACAAGCCCAAGCAGTTGTCCCACAACAGGGTGCAACTCACCCTGGGTAACGCCAGCCGGTTGATCTACCTTGTGGCTGGGACGCGCAAACAAGGGAACCTGGGCCGGGGGAAGGCGTTGAACTTTGCCCACGGAACGGAGACTTCATCTTGGGGGGATGAGGATGGCTACTCATCCCTCATGAACACCCTGGCACAGGACAACCCCAACCGGATGTATATCTTCGAGTCCACGGCTCGGGGGTACAACATGTTCTACGAATGCTGGGAGATCGCCAAGAAATCTGACCTCCAAAAGGCCATCTTCATCGGGTGGTGGCGGAACGAGTTCTACCAGAAGGCCCGCAACTCCCCTGAGTTCAAGGCGTTTTGGGATGGCCAACCCACGTCGAATGAAAGGGTGTGGATCAAGGAAGTCATGCGGCGGTACAATGTCTCGATCACCCCAGAGCAGATAGCCTGGTGGCGGTGGTACGTCCAGGAGCAGATGCGGGACGACGAGAACCTGGCACTCCAGGAGATGCCCCCTACGGAAGACTACGCCTTCCAGTTGTCCGGATCGAAATATTTCGACGCTGAGCGGACGAACAAAGCCTACCAGGAGGCGCTATTAAAACCCCGGCGATTCTTCCGGTACAAGTTCGGGGTGCAGTTCGAGCATACCGAGTTCATCGAGACGAACGAGGAGATGGCGGAAGTCACCATCTGGGAGTGGCCGAATGATCGTGGGGTTTATGTCATGGGGGCTGATCCAGCTTATGGGTCCAGCGAGTGGGCGGATGAGTTCGCCGCCTGCATCCTCCGGTGCTACTCTGATAAAGTGGAACAGGTCTTGGAGATTGGGACGACCGATTGGACCGAGCAGCAGTTCGCCTGGGCGATTGCCCATCTGGCGGGGTTCTACGGCGGCCCTCGTGGGGGGTGCATGTTGGCTCTGGAGATGCAAGGCCCTGGCGGGGCGGTCTTGAACGAGTTGAAGAACTTGAAGAGGCTGGCCGGTTCGCTCCCTGCCGGGGATCCAAGGTCAGGGGCGTTGAACGTGGTCGCCGGGATTCGGGACTACATGTGGAAGCGGCAGGACACGTTCTCTATCGGGTACGCCCTACAGTGGCAGACGAATGTCAAAGAAAAAATACGCATGTTTTCAGCGTTGCGAAGCTATTTCGGGCGTGATATGGTGCTGGTATCAAGCCCCGGATGTTTGCAGCAGTTCCGGAACATCCACCAGAACGGCGACAAGATCGGTGGCGAGGGCCGGGCAAAGGATGACAGAGTGGTGGCCCTGTGTATCGCAGTGATCGCGTGGAACGATTGGGTGTTGCAGGAGATGGCGGGGACAAATCGGACGTATTTCCTGGAGAACCGGGAGGCCGAGGAAATCCGGAAGGCGACGCCGATAGAGTCTAACATCACGAAATTCTTGCAAGGCAACGGGATAAGTCTCCATGGACGGTAACGCCGCCCCCCAGCAGGTGGCCCCTCGGCACGTGATCCAGCGATGGTTGCTGTCCCTGGTCAACGAGTCCCACCGGAAGCGGAAAGAGTCGCCGTACAAGCGACTTGGGAATATAACCCTACGGGACATCCACCCCTATGTGAGTTGCTCTTATGAGCTTCTCCGGCGGTGGGCCTACGGGGACAAGAGCATGTGGGCGACGGATCAGGTGGCGCTGACCAAGGTTATGTTCGCTGTCATGTCGGGAGAACTGGTCAAGAGTTGTCAGGAGGACGGGAAGTACAGGTTGGTGTGGACGACACCTACGGGGGAACCCCCGGTAAGAGGGGGAAAGTCAGGACCAACGGATAAACCCCCAGAAGGCGTCGTTTTGAGATGCCAGATAACCCTAGGCCCATCAGGCCCGAGAATTGGAGCCGCACAATGATCCTGCACGATTGGAATTGCCCGAAACACGGGGGTTTTGAAGGTTCCCACGACATTTGCCCTTTCATGGGCTGCGAGTCTGAGGGCGTGGTCAAAGTGTACAAGAAAGCCCCTGGATTCGTGTCTGAGACGACCAAGCGCACTGATGCAGGTTTCCGGGCGTCTGCCGCCAGCATGGGGTTGACTGACCTTAAATCCGCCCGTGAGGGTGAGACGGCTCACCCCGGCGTCGAGTCGGGAACTCAGGTCTTGTGGGGGGATGAGATCGGGAAGCGCGCTCCTGGGACATCTTTCGCCAGCCTATCCCAGACAGCGGAGCAAAATGCGGTTGCCTCCGGTCAGACTAAAGTCGCCAGTGGGATGCGGCAGGCTGCGTCGCAGTTTCAGTTAACCAAGCGAGTCTTGCCCATGATAGCCGAATGCACCAAATCGAGGGTGGAAGCGTGATCATCCCCACCGACCCTGGCGAACGCCAGAAACTATACCAGAGCCTAACCCAGCAGTGTCTATCGACGCGCCAAGATAGGTTCGCCTTGTACAGCGTCCTCCGCAACTACTACTTGTTCGGCAGCAAAGATGAGTCGGGTACCGAGTACAACAAAATTGGCTCGACCATTGACACCCTCACCAGTTTCATCTACTCCCCGGCATCGGTGCATTTCTCTATCCACCTCGGAGAGACGGCGGACAGCGAGGACATTTTCAAATCTGCCCCGCTCACTCGTGAAGTAAAGGACCAGTGGCGAGTATCCGGGACACATTTGAGGTTCGGCCTCGGTCTTCGTTGGGCTTTAGTGTATGGCAGCATGATGATGAAAGTGCAATGGCTCAACGGGGTGGCCCGGACGTACCTGGTGGAGCCGCACCAGTTCGGAGTCCTCAGAGAAGACATTCCGGAACTGGCGGATCAGGAGGCATATTGCCTGTGTTACACCATCACCAAGACCCAACTGGAGACCATGCTTGAGGGCAACCCTCGTCGGGCAAGTATTCTGTCCCGTGTAGGTTCAGGCACCGCAGGTCAAGCCAATGGCCGACTGCAATCCGCCGGGATGCAACGGCTGGCCCTTGGTGGACCTGTCGGGGGTGTACCAGGGTCGCAGGCGTTCGGCAATGGTGGTGGGTACATGGAAGGAGGCATGGGATCGGCGGGTGTCGCCCGGTATGACTACGCCCCCAGGGTGGACGTTGAGTTGATCGACATGGTTGATCTGTACGTGATGAACGATGAGATCAAGGACTATCAGTTGGTGTCAATAGCCTCGCCGGATGTTATTGTCTATGACCGTGCCCAATCTGTCGTCGGTGTCCGGGGGACGCCGCACTTCGTAGTCATTCGCCCCGAGAACAACCTCTATGACTACTTCTGGGGTGAGTCCTTCGTTGCCAGGTTGAGCCAGTTGCAGGATTGGTACACCGAACGAATTGGGCAGATTCGGGGGATGATGCGTAAGCAGTTCGACCCCCCGATGGTGGCTACCGGCATGATGGGGATTGCAGATGAGAAGTTCGCCGCGTTGCGGGCGGCTGGGGGGAGAGTGTCCAGCAGCACCCCTGGCGGTAAGGTGGATATAATCCGACCAGAGATGCCGCCGAACGTCTTCGCTGAGTTGAACGAAGTGGACCACATGTTCGCCGACACGGCGGGCATCGGCAACATTCTCCAGGGCCGGGGGGAGACTGGCGTTCGCTCTCGTGGGCAGGCAGACTTGATGGCGCGATTGGGATCGGCCAGGCCCAAGAACCGGGCGGTGGTAGCGGAAGAGGCGGCGGCGGATGTTGCGACTTTAGTCTTACGCAATGTCCAGGAGTTCAGCCCTCAACGGTTTAAGTGCCAGGTACCAGGGAAAGGTGACTTGACGTTTGTCGCGCATCAGTTTACAATGGATTATGAAGTACACATAGATGCACATAGCACCAGTCCGATATTCGTTGAGGACCAGAAAAATGATGCGTTGACGCTGCTCAAGACCCGCGCTATAGATCGCAACACACTGCTCGAAAAGTTCGACCCACCCAATCTGCAAATGTTGCAAGAGCGGCTGAAGGTCATTGAGAAGCACGAGGCTGAGGCGCAAAAGATGGAAATGGCCATGCAGGCAACGCAGCACGGTCAGGCCATGAAAGCGCAGGCTCCTAAAGTGGGTTAGGTTCTCCCCCTTCCCAGGGGTATGTCGCGTTCCCTTAAATACGCGGCTCCAAAACGTAGAGGAGAAATCCAATGCAGATCGCTTTTCGTCGGAACCGTCGGTCCAGGCGCTAATCCCTGTGCAGGGGTAGCAAGCCAGTGTGGTGATTGCGTCCGAACATCTCAACCAGAGACGCAATCACCACGCGAAACAACAGAGTGGAAATAATGCCACAAAGTATCGACATAGTTAAGCAATTATTGGCCCCGCGCCAACCGCCTCAACCCGCCGGGAGTGGCGCGCCGGGTGGTATAAGATCCAGATTCAACCCGGTCCAACCCACCCCGGCGGCAGCCCCTATGGCGCGACCCCAGGAAAAGATCGGGTTGAAGGTGTCGGCGCAGGCGAACATTCATATCGCGATGAATTTACTTGAGGAGGCTCTTCCGGCATTCGGGTCGGAGAGCAGAGAAGGACAAAAAATCCTTCAATCGCTGAAAATTCTTGGTACACTAGGCGGCAGCCGCGAGTCGAAAGACTTGGTCCCTGCGTCTGTCATGCAGATGGTCAGCCAATTGCCCCAGATGGGGGGCGGATCAGATATGCAGCGGGCGATTATGCAGCAGATGCAGCAGAAGCCCCCAGGAACGCCCCCAGGAACGCCCCCAGGAACGCCCCCAGGAACGCCCCCAGGAACGCCCCTAGGAATGCCCCCAGGAATGCAGGGGCGGTAACCCAAACAGGAGTCAGATAAATGGCCAGACGTTTTCTTGAACCTTCGACATCCAGCATCCGTAAACCAACGGACAATAACCAAGTA